AGCATCAACTGCACCTAATAGATTTACATCAGAGGCTACTGACTGAACAAGAGAGTTAATACCAGAGCGAACTTCGTGAGCAGCGATTGCTCGGTCAGTTGATTTTACGTTTGGCAATCTTCTCTTTCTACCAAAGAAACTGTAGATAGTTCCATGTTTTTGAATAAACTTCTTACTATCTTCAAGCCACTTTTTCAACCCGTGAAACTGTCGAAAGTAATCATCAATCACTTCTTTCGCTTCAGTTGTACTAAAGTATTTGCCTGAGTCTTTTGTAACTTGCTCACTAATCTTTTTCGGGCCAGCACCATACATAATTCCGAAAGTAACAGCTTTTGCCATTTGTCTTTCAGTGGAATAAAACTTTGCTACATCTTCTACTTCACAAGGAAGTCCGAAAACTAATTTTGCAATATTCGAGTGAAAGTTTCCACCATCCTGGAACACTTTCATCAGTGCTTTGTCGTTTGCTAAAACCGCAGCACAATACACCTCCGCAGTAGTTAAATCCATTGCAACAATTTGTTTTCCTTCTTTTGCTCGAATACAACCTTTAACGATTGGATTGTCACGAGGAATCTGTTGCATATTCATCTTACCACTACTTGATAGCCTACCACTAGTTGTACCATGAAGATTGAATCCTGTTCGGAGTCGTTCATCGCGGTCAAGAGCAGGAAGTATCTTGTCAAGGTAAGTTGATTTAATTTTTACTTTTTGTCTTATATCAAGTATAAGTTTTGGTACTTCATGTTCTTCTGCAAGTTGATTTAAAACTTCTGCATCAGTACTATCCGCACCCGTTCCAGTCTTTTTGCCTGTAGGTTTAAGACCTATAAAATCAAAAAGAAGGGAGCGAAGCTGCATTGTGCTATTCGGGTTAAAATCTTTACCTTGAAATTTCTCAAACTTTTGTACTTCAGGATATGTATAAAGAGACTCTACAGCTTTATCAATTTCTTCTTGCATCAGCACCGAGGATTTTTGTAAGCGTTCTCTATCAAAAGGAACACCGTTACTCTCGATATCAAGAAGAAACTCTGTAGCAGGAAGCAGAATGTTTCGATAAACACCCATAAGTTTGTCATTCTTTTCTAAGTGTGGTAAAAATTTTTCATAAATAAGATAAGTACAAATCGCATCGTAAGCAGCATAATCTTTCATAATGTCAAAAGGAATCATATCCCAAGTGAAATCATCTTTGAGTAAGCCATTACGTTTACGATAAGCGTCTATCCACTCGTACATACTTTTTTCGTAATCTCCATACGGAGTAAATTTGAGTGCGAGTTGTTTTAGGCCGTGAGTGCCTGGATTCTCGTTAAGAGTATAGTGCATTAACATTGTATCTTCAAATTGTGGAAACTTGAAGCCAAAGTGATACCTAAAGAAAGCAATATCAAACTTACTGTTATGAAATACGACTTTCTTTTTATTGAATAGTTCTTGAAGCATTGTTTCTGCTTTTTCATCAATACAATCAGTACTAATGTAAGCTCCATGACTCTCTTTATATGATAGAGAAATACCTAGCATATATGCATCACGAGGATAAAGACCTGTAGTTTCTGAGTCAAGTGCAATAAATCCATTCTCATGGTCTATCGCATCTTGTAGAAACTTATGTAGTTCTTCGCTCTCTGTAATTGCAAGTAGAGAATCTTCTCCAAGTGCTTCTTGTTTGAGTTCACCAGAAATATACTTTATAATATTATCTCTAGACTCTTCCCAGCTTTTCTTTGCCTCTGGTTTAAAAGCAAGCATTGCTGGATTAATAACTGGTAAAAATTTACCATCAATTATTCTTCCACTATACTCTGTAATCGAGTTAATTTTTGTGTAGTATTTTAAGGCTTCTGAGCCTACGAGTATAACCCAATCATAGTCCTCAGGATTAAATACTATGTCTACATCTCTTTTGAGAACTTTTTTAACTTGAGGATTTGAACAAAGAGCATATGAATCAAATTGAAACTTATTATTAAAAAGTTCAAAGTATTTATTTCTACTCGGTTTTGATTCTACTATTGCTATCTTCATTGTTCTCCTCTATATTCATCTGCAACAACAATATCTACTACTTGGTCATATTTATACCAGTTACAATTAAATATTTTTGTTGATTCGTTATTTTCCATATTTTTAGTGACAATCCATCTTGGTAGCCCATCAGGACTTCTATCTTTCCAAATAATACTGCCTTTTATGTGTTCTTTTAAAATTCTCATAATGTATATTATACTCCAATTTTGACCTTTTGTCAAGAACTATTTTTTAATACGTTTGGTCTTAGATTTTTTAATAATTTTTCACATGCATCTAAAGTTTCCTCTATTGTCCAAGCATTTTTCATTTGGTTATATTGTTCTCTTGTAATACAGGCGTTCTCTAAACCATTTCCACCATCTGGGTCAATATGATCTAACTGCCATGTATCATTTACTAAATCTAATACTTCACCTGAGTAATAATCTACTACTGTATTGTTTTCTAAATTTAATTGTTGTTTTTCTTCTAAATGTTCTACTAAATCTTTTAAGTTCATAATTATGCCTTCTATTGTTGTTCTTCTTCTATTAAAACTATTTAATCTTTTTTGCAAACTTTTACTCACATCTACTAATGGAATTTTTATTCTAAGTGGTGTGGTTTTTGTCTTAAATTTTTGTATCTTTTTACTAAGTCTGCCTCGTGGGCTTTGTCTCCATGCTTTTGCTTTTTCTGGAGTGCTTACAGAAGTATTTGTCTTTCCAAACTTTGCCCATAAAGTTTTACGAAAACTTCTTTGTATTTCGTCTTCTGTTTTACCCCAATTTTCTAGCATCCACTTCTTCATGTGAGGAGACAAATAATACTTATCTGGGTCATTTTCTTCCATTTCTTTGGCAAAATCTTCCCAGTTATATACTGTAGGTCTACCTCCAAGTATTCCAAACTCAGAGCCATCATTTTTTCTATCTCTTGAATTAACTATTGCCATATAAATTTTCCTTTATTCTTTTTACATAAAGCTCATTCAAAGCTCCTGCATCTATTAGTTCTTTTGGTATTTTTACATGATAATGTTTTAATCCTACTTTCTCACAAAGTTCTTGAACTTTTTCTGTTGCAGCTACTCCTGCATCATCAGGGTCAAAAAAGATATCTACTTGGTCTACTCCTCTCATTCTAAGTAGTTGAAGTTTTTCTACTGTTATATTTGATACTCCAAAACCACACATTGAGTTTGTCAATCCTTTATCATGTAAATTTAGCACATCATATATTCCTTCGACCAAAATTACTCTACCTTTTATTGGCTTAGCAGTTGCTGGGTAAAAAGGCATTATTGCTTTCGGTGGATGTATGATATATTTTGGCTGGTCTTTAATTGCAGATTTTTCTCTTAGCCTTCCATTAAATGCTACAATTTTATTAGTAATATCGTAGATAGGGAAAACAATTCGATCTTGAAAAGGTGATCGATTGCACATAAAAGCCTCAAATTTTTTATATGTCTCAGGTTTTATATTTCTCTCATTTCCGACATATGCCATCATATCGGTTGGAAATTTGAGTCCGACAGAAGCCGAGCGTTTTTGATCGATTAACTGTTTTACCTTTTCTCTTTTTATGTCCAAAAAGTTACTGGGTTTGTTAAATAATTTAAAAATATTTCCTTTAAAACCACAAGAAAAACAATTGAATATTCCAGTTATTTTATCAATTCTCATACTAGGGTTGCTATCGTCATGTTCAGGGTTGAGACATGAAACAATATAATCCGCAGGGGATACTTTAAATGGTATTCTTTCTTCAGCTAGTACTTCTTCTACTCTCATGGTTTATATACTTTTCCTCTATCTGTTATTAAAAATCCGTTTAAATGATCGAGTTCATGTTGTATTACTCTAGCGTCGTTTCCTGTAAACTTAGTAGTTTTTCTATTTCCTTTGAAATTCGTATACTCTAAGTCTATGGAATGAGAGCGTTTAACTCTTACTGCCGCATCTTTGCAACTTAAACATCCTTCCCAATCAGTTTTCATAATAGAACTACGATTCTTCACTACTGGATTTACGAATACGTCGTCCCACATTGTTACTGCTACAAATACTCTATAAGGTTCTCCAATTTGTATTGCAGCAATACCTTGTCCCTCATTCTCAACCATTGCTAGTTTCATTCGGGATAATAAATTTTTTAGCTCTTCGTCTGAGCCTGTCCATTCTTTTGAGTAAGTTCTTAACGTCTTAGTGTCTTGTACTATTGTCGCCATCAAAATACCACTCATCATCTAAAATCTGTTCCCATCCTTCTTCATAAATAGTTCTAAATTCTTCTAAAGTAGGAATATCTATTAATACTTTTTGATTATTCCTAATTTGTATTAGTCCATAAATAAAGAGTCCATAGGATTCTTCTAATTGTTTTTCTGTGTACATTAACATTTAAATCTCCTGTATTTCTTCTCCATCTGCTAATCCCATATCTTCTCTCATTTTTGCTTTTTCTTTTGGATTAAGTGTACTGTTGGGGCCAATCTTTAATGAACTCCAATCTACTTCACTAGAGAAACCTTTTACTTCATTGTTTCTCATTTTAGTACAATTAAATGTCATACACTTATCCTCTGGTTCCCATGCTTCCAATGTATACGCTGCATCTGCAGCATCTAAGATACCTTTTGCAAAACGGGCTTCTCCAGTAGCGTCTATCTGATAGGGTGCGAAAACAAGAGTTTCATACTCTTGCGCAAATGACTTCATCTTTTTACTAATCTCGATTTGTTCTTGCCAGTCATACTGACTGTTTCTTGAAGGTGCGTTGTGGCGGCGAACTTGGTTAAGATAATCGACTATTACAATCCCAACGTCTTGGCGACTTACCCTCTTATCGAGTTCGCTTTGAATTTTTGAGAGAGTGAGGGCGGGATCATAAATAACGTCAAGTTGTTTATCTTTATTCAGTTCTCTTTTAACAAGTTTTCTGTGAAACTCGTCAAAATCTCTGTTGAGTTCAAACTCTTGGAGAAGCTCGTGACCACCATCAAAACGACCTGCCCACCAACCTGCTACAAGATTCCATTCCTCATTGTTGAGGTTTCTGTCTCTAATTTTGACAAAAGGAATTCGTGTAGAGATTGAACACATTCTTTGCAGAATAGAGCGGCTGTCCATTTCTATAGTAAAATACACTGCACTTCTACCAGAGTCATACACATTGACAGCAAGATTACAGGAAGTCAATGACTTACCTGCACCGCGTTTGCCGCCAACAAGCACTAAATCTTTCGGTGAGAATTTCACCTTTGAATCGTAATCAGTATTGAGTCCTAAAGGTAAATACTTCGATCTTTGTTCTTCATCTTCAAAAAGTGTAATCGTTTGCATACTTTCAGAAGGTGGAGTTACATCAACCTTGTCACTTACGTTTAAAACTATTTCCTGTAGTTGTTCTATATTTTCTTCTGCACTCGCCATAGCAACAGTCTTGTCAATATACTTGTCAAGTTCGTCTAATATTTCTATTTGTGTGAATTCATTTTTAAGATAGTCAAGTAGCATGTCTGCATCGACATCTACTTCTACATTTTCTATGGCAGAGAGTTTTTCGAGACTTTTCTTATCTCGGACTTCATATTGAAGTTCTTCAAAAGTAGGGAGAGTTTGATAATTGTCAACGTGCTTTTCTAAGATGTTAAATATCCCTTGGTACTCACTTGGAAGATAAATATTCTTCAGTTGTGACCAAGTATCTAAATCTGTTTGTACTATTAATTGTTTTAGTAACGCACTCGCAATATTCATAACTCTCTCTCAAAAAAGGGGAGCAGTGCGCTCCCCTCACTAATTATTGCGATTAGCCTATTTCTTTTTTAGCTGCACCGTTGTAATCAGCACATTGTAAACCTCTTCTGGTTAACATTGTTTTAACGCCTCTTACAGTTTTGCCGATTTCATCAGCGATCTCTTGAACAGTCATTCCAGAGATGTCAAGGTCAGCTAATACGTCAGCTTTGCTTGAACCTTTAGTTTCTTTCTGCTTAGGAATAGCATTGATGTCACCACTTCTAAGTAATGAAAGAGCTTTACCTCTGATTGAGTTAACGCTTTTGCCTAATGCTTCTGCGATTTCTTCTACAAAAGAACCACCATTTACCATTTCAATAAATGTGCCTTCCTCTTCAGGAGAGTAAGTTCTAACAGTTTCTACTTTAGGAGCAGGTTTAACATGCTCTGTTAATTCCATAGAAAGAATTTTACCTTGAATTGACTTAGCAGAAAATGCTCCGCCTTCAAAGTTTTCAGCGATTTCTGCATATGTGTAGCTACCGCTGTTGTCTTGTACGAATGTGCTAAGAGTTGCCTCTTGCTCATCTGAGAAAGACTTGGAAGCTGAAGCAGAAGCTAGTTCTACATCAAATCCCATTTTTCTTAATTTAGAAGATACTGATCTTGTTGATGTTTCAAGATGCTCAGCAGCTTCAGCAACTACTGCCTGTGATACAGGGCTTTGGTCACCGATGAAGTCCACTAGTTGCTGTGTTCTTTCATCTGTCCATTTTGGTAATGCCATTTTTAATTATCCTTTATTAAAGTTTTTATATTATCGTAAATTATTACACCCATTTCTCGGGCTTTATTAGTTTTTGCTGATTCTATGCCACTTTCGTTCAATAGAATCGTAACATCTTTTGTAAGATTATCCTTTGTCTCAAATCCATGTTTTAGTAAAACTTCTTTCGCTACTGCCTTTGTAGGATAGCTTTTAAGTTTACCTGTTATACAAACAACACCTTTCTTCGGGGTGTTGTCGACTTCGGACTTCTCACAAGTAAATGTAAAAGGTAAGTCGTCGTACTCCATTGGATAGAATGAATTATCTAACCAATTAACTAAATTCGACGCCGCTTTAGGTCCCAGACCAGCATCTATACACTTTTGGTAGGTTATCTCTGAAATATTCGAGACCTGTTTGGTCAATTTATTAGATGCGCTAGAACCTATCAGCGGTATCGAAAAAGCTGGAAGGAGAGTTGTTAAACTTGCTGATTTAGAATTTTCTATCTCAGCAAATAATTTCTCTCCTAGCCTTTCCGAATTTAGAGCAACCGATATTTCTTGTTCTGTAAGAGCATAAATATCGTGGTAGTCCTGTAAGTCAAGTTTCTCGATTGAAGCTGAACCAAGTCCTTTTATTTTCAAAGTCTTGGCAAAATGCTCGACTCGTTTGGATGACTTAGCAGGGCAAGTATCATTTCGACAAAATAATTGGTCATTCACAATGTCTAACTCTGTGTTACAAGCTGGGCAATGTGTTGGTATAATTATTTCTCTCAAATTTACTTCTCTCTAAAATTTATAAATATATTATATCAAAAGAACAAGCATCTGTCAAGAACTATTTTTTGGGAAGTCCCGTAAAATAAGGGACGAAATTTTGAAGCACTCTGTGTGCCCACCAAATTTTTGTTGAGGTTTGTAACTATCATGCTTAAACTTTTTATGTAGTTCTTGCTCAAACTTCCAACAGTTATAAATAGTATCATGATAAGTGCGTTGAATACGCAAATCGTAGCCTTGAAAACCACGACTTCTTTTGATTACATGACGCCAGTCTTTTCCACTGGCAATTCCTACCTTGATACATTCACGTTCCCAAGTGGATTTATTTACTAGAATAACTCCATAGAGAACACCTTCTCTATCTTTTTCGTGAGGGTGATTGTCAAAATAGGTTTGATTATAGACTCCGCTCATTTCCACTCATGTTTTTCTTCAAGTGCAAACTGACAACCTTGAACAAAATCACGATCTTCTTCATTCATAACTCCCCAACAGTAAGTAAGTCTATCTAAGAATAAATCTACTGTTTCTGGGTCATGAATCTGCATATTTCTTTTCATCATTTCTTCAAGAATTTGCATACGAAGTTCTATTTTTTGTCTAAGTGTATTAGCCATTTAAGTTTGTCAATAATCCTGTAAGTAATATGAAACATGCAATACTATTTAACATTACAAGTGCGCGGTCTTTCCATGCAAATGCAACAAATAGCCAACCTAGGCATCCAAGAAAGGATAGAAACGTATCAAGAGTATTGCTGTATCCAGCAGCTCTTACTACCATAGCACAAAGTAAAATGAGTGAAGCCACCCACTTTACATACCAATCAATC